CTCGTACAGCACCTTCGCCTCTCGCTCGATTAGCTCGGCGGCGCGTAGGAGGAGGGGGCGGGGGATCAAAACGGTATCCCGTCGTATTCCCACTCTGCGCAGCCTGTAGCTTTCGTCTCGTTGGGCGGTGTCGCGTTCCACTTGTTGCACGTCCCGCCGTCGTCAAAATGGATGCACGTCTCGCACATGACTCTCGGCAGGTTCGCCAAAGCTTCCTTGTACGTTTTCTCTAGAATCGACCGTTCCTGCGTATTCACGTCCGACGACCTCCCAAAATTCTCCGGATTGATCCACCATAATTCGAGTCACGCGCCGCAGCTCGTGCGTGCGCGATAGCGCCTCGTCGACCGTCTCCGGCACCGGATCTGCGCCTCCCATCTCGCGCCACGTCCACCGCGCTTTCCCGCGCGCATACCCTTCGTGCTCGAGGCATAGCCACTCCGACGACATCTTCCGCAGCCCTTGCCAATACTCGATACGAAGGCTTGTCGGCTTGCCCTCCTTGCGATGCTCGGCATACTGCACTTCGTCAATCGTGAACGTGCGCACACGGCTGTTGCCGGACATGACCGCCGCGCCGCTCACCCTGACCTTGTGATTGACTCGCTCAGGCTCCGGGAATTCATAGCCGCAGTCGATGCATGAAAGCACGGCGGTGGCCATAATTGCACTGCACTCCGGGCACACCTTCGTCGGCGCTTCACGTTCCTCACGCTTCGTCCGTGGCCGCGCTCGTCCCTTGATGGCATCGACTGGGCCGAGGGTGGCGGTCGTGTCGGTGAAGTCCGCCCACAAGCAGTTTTCCTTGCCCGGCGCAATACGCATCCCGCGGCCGGCAATCTGCGTATAGAGCACCGGGCTTTTCGTGTTGCGCATGAGCGCGATGCAGTCCAGTTCCGGGATGTCGATGCCGGTCGTGAGCGTCGCAACGTTGACCAGCGCGCGCATTTGCCCACGGTGCAACATCTTGAGCAGCGCATCCCGCTCGCTATTCGGCGTCTGCGCATGCACCAGGCCGCAGGCAATCCCGCGCGCCTTGAGTGCATCCGCGATGTGCGATGCGTGCTTGACCGTCACGCCATAGACGAGCCAGCGGCGGCGATTAGCGGCGAGCGTCACAAGCTCGTCACAGGCTTGCGCGACCAGCGCCTCTTTGTCGAGCGCCTTCGCAAGATCCTGCACGACGTAATCGCCAGCGCGCATCGCTACGCCGGATGCATCCATGTGCAGTGTCGTTCGCGCCTCGACCAACGGCGAGAGAAATCCCTGCTCGATCAAGTCGCGCATCTCAACTTTTGCCGCGATGCCGTGGAATAGTGGCTGCTCGTGGTCGGTCAACCAGATGCCATCGCCGCGGAACGCGGTCCCGGTCCAGCCGATCACTCGCATGCCTGGGTTGTACTTCGATAGGTCGGCGATCAGCTTGCGGTACATGCCATCGTCGTTGACGCCAATGTTGTGACACTCATCAATCAACAACAAATCGATCCGTCCTAGCAGATGCGCTTTCTTGTATAGACTTCCGATCGTCCCATAGAGGATGTCGTGCCCGAGATCCTTGCGGCCAAGGCCGGCAGAATGAATGCCGGCTGGCGCATCCGGCCACACGCGCAGAAGCTTTTCCATGTTTTGCCCGCACAGCTCGCGGCTCGCAACGACCATGAGGACGCGAGTCCCCGGCCATTGCGTCAAAGCCTCTCGGCAGAGCGTGGCGATAAGCACGGACTTACCGGCACCGACGCAGGCCGCAATTATCGGGTTGCCCATCTCATGCCGACCGAACCAAGACCATAGGCTATCGATGGCGGCGCGCTGATAAGGGCGCAGAATCACGCCGTCACCTCCGCGCCAAACTCTTTCTTGATCGCATCGACGCCGGCATCTCCGAGGCAGCGCTTGTCAGCGCATGCCTGAATCTCGCGCGATGAGTAGCCTCGCTCGCCGTTGACGAATGTGCGCCCGGTTTCCTTGTTCTTGTACTGCACCCAATTCTCGGCATCGTTGCCTCTGGTCTGCTCGGCGAACCGCTCCAGTAAGATCGGGATGTAGCGATGCTGCGGACATCCTGCACGCTGAGTTTCCTCCGGGATCTGCTCGCCGTACCGCTCGCAGGTCCACGTACCGCCCTGAGTCGGTGTTGCGTGCGCGCAGCTTCGGCACGTCACATCCGGCGCTTGCGTGCCGTGGCAAATGCCGTGGAAGCGGCACATCTTGCATTCGTACCAGTCGGGGCGGTCGCTGATGCGCGGCGGCGGCTCGGCGGAAAAGATGATCCGCTCCGCTTTTGCCTCCAGCTTCATGAACTCCATCGCGTCGAACTCAAATCGCTCACACTGGATGCGATCGTCATCCTTGCACACGAAGATGAACATCGCGCGCTCAAGGCCGAAGCGGCCCATGTAGCCCTGACCTTGCGCCCAATACTTCGGGTAACACTCGCGGATGCCCTTCTTCAGTAGTTCGTCGAACAGCTTCGCCTTGATGGTTTTAACGTCGACCAGATGTGGCGTCTTCGGTGCTTCGAGTAAGCCCTGCACAACAATGTCACAATGCCCGCGAAGGTGCCCGCTAACAGACTCGCAGGCGAACTGTTGCCCGTTCTCGTCCTTGTCCCAGACGATGTAGCCGAGCGCCTTCAGTTCCTCGATGATGCGAGCTTCCTCGCGGTGCCCGGTATCGAATAGGCGAAGCATCCGGCCGTCAAAGTCTTCGCGGCCGGCCCATCGCAAGCGCAACCATAGGTGCCGTTCGCAGGAATGCCCCAACTCGGACCAGCCAAGATAGGGGCGCTCCTGTTCACCAGCCCGCCGCGCCGCGTGCAGCCCATAGATGGCGGCGGCAGTTTGGTGAATTCTTTCTTGCACAGCAGCCATCACCCGGCTCTGCGCTGCCACGGCGGCGTAGCGGCAGCAGGCGCAGCCGCGGGTGCGGCGGGACGCGCTGGCGCTACCGGCACACCAGGCTGCGCAGTGCCCGCAGGCTCCACGCCGCTGACCTCGTTTTGGTCGTCATACTGTCCGCTGCTGTCCTTGCGGATCTTGACTCGGATTCGGCAGGGCTTGGCGTGCAACTGCTGCGTATCCTGCAACTGGATGACGCCAGCCGCATGGCAGACTGCCGACAATTGCGACTGGCCGATCTGCTCTGCTTGCGGGTTCGTATGCCTGTAGTTGATGCGGTGAAACACCTTGCGATTCACGCACGGGCCGTCCAGAACGGTCCACGTTAGGACGACTGCCTCGCCGTTACCGGATGCGAGCGGCTTAACCTCTGACTCGACAATCTGCGCGTTGTATACGCCGGCCGGAATCGGCGCGGGACGTTCCTGAGGGGCAACTTTGGATGCGTCGAATTGAATGAATGTCTGTGCCATTGCGGTTTACTCCGTGGGTTGAGGATGGTTCACTGCGCTTCTGATCTTGGCGGCAATTGCTGCCAAGTTTGGAAGTTCGTATGCCTCCAAGGCGCCGCTTCGGTCCTTGGCTTCGTATTGCAGATCGCGGGCAGTTTGCAGCCAGCGTTGCGTCTGGCCTTCAGCGTCGGCCACGACGCGCAAGGCAAGCACTTCGTCGAAGAAGTAGGAAATGCCTTGCTTGAGATTGTTTCCAGGCATCGATGGGGAATACAGCATGATGCCGGTCTGCTCGTCCTTCACCTTGTCTTGCTTGCAACTCATGTAGACATTGCGGTTCGGCAAGTCGCGAAAGGCGCGCACAAGATCGGTCATCTTCTCCGCGAGCGCACCGTAGGCTTGCCGTGGATCTTTGGCCGTCTTCTTTTCATTGTTCAGTACGACTTCGGCGATCTCGCTAATGCTGTCCAGGCACACCCACACGAACTCGGTGTGCGCTGCGACGTAGGCATACGCCTCGTGAACATCGTCGAGGGTGGCAACTTCTAACGTGGGAATGTCGAATTCACGCAGCGAGAGCAGGCCAGCCTCTGCGCTGATGATGATGGTTGGCTCGCCAGTTGTAGCGCAAAGCTTCGTCTTTCCTGCGCCGGCTGGCGCGTGTACAAGCAACTTGATGCCGTTGCTTGCTGCGTCTTTGGTGCTTCCAAGTTTTACGGCCATTTAGGCTCCCTTCACGGTGATGGCAGTTTTCGCAGGTTTCACGGTGATGCACGGCGCAATCAGCGCGTAAATTGTCGGCTCGTTGTTCTCCAGGTACTTGCAGCCAGTGGCATCGAGTTCGCGCTTGAACTTCACCGGACGCAACCGTTCCGGGATCTGTTCGCGGATAGTGTCGTAAGCATCCCAATCAATAGATCGAGAAAGCTTCGTCTCGGCAGTCACCTTGAACATGCCGGCCTCGACGGTCGTCGAACCTTCTGGACGAGTCGCGATGTGCGAAAGCATCTGCTGCTCGATGGCAATGCGTGCCTTATTGGCGTCCGCCTCGGCTTTCTTTGCGCGCAGCCAGTCGACGGCGAGCGTTTCGAGGTCAGGCTTGGCAATTGGTAATACAGCGGCCATGACGGCTCCTAGCTAGGTGAGAGAAAGAGGACAAGCAATGCCCACAGCACCAGCGCCCCGACGCATCCCCACAGCAGCAGGGCTCCGAGCGTCTGCGGTCCTGGGCTGTCGTCGATGTGGCCGTTCATGCCGGCGTCGTGCATCGACCGATTGAACTTCAGCGTGTGGTTACTGTAGTCGCGCAGCATTTCAGCCTGTTTCAGCGTGCGGTAGATGTGGCCGTTCATGCTGCCTCCTGATAAGGACGCACCGGGTACAGCGGACACTTGCGAGATGTGCATTCACGGATCTCTCGGCGGATGTTTGGTGTGTCGTCGCCGCCAAGGCATTCCCAGCACTTTGCGGTAATCGCCAACCGCAAAGACGTTGGGTTTCGCTTGGCACGCTCAATCGGGTCCAGGCGTTCGGGTGTGATGCCTTGCTCGCGCATCTCTCGCATGCGTTGCTGGGCAAGTTCGATAGGCGTCATGCTGCTTGCTCCTTGCTCAACGCACCGTTCCAAGCCTGCTGTTGCTCAAGCAGGCGAAGGTCTGCGCGGATACCCATGCCGAGAGCGATGCTCAACAGCATCTCGTCATCAAGAACCGGCATGGCTTCCGCAAGTCGGATCGCCTTGATACGGGCAAGTCTGACCGCCGATGCCGGCGTCAGTTGAAGTGTTACGGTTTCCATCACGCTGCCTCCCGTTCCGCATCACGCTCGCGATCCATGCTGACAGTTGCGCGTATGTCCTCAATGGCACGGATCAACACTTGCTCGGCGTCACCGTTGCCTGCGCACGCGTCGGCGATAAGCTGAAGGGCGGCGGCAACGGCTAGGTCTTGTTCCTGGCAGTCCCAAACGGTACGGCAGGGAAGGGATGCAATGTGCTGCGCTAGTGCTGATGCTGCGGTGATCGTGGCGGCGGTCATTTGTCGCACTCCACTAGCGCACCGTCATTGACTCGATACCACGTGTCAGCCTTAATCCCGTTTTCTCCGACGTTCGCGCTGACAATCCGCGCCCGTTTGTTTGTGGCGTCATACCAACAAATGGCAAACGCTCCATTGGCACCAGCCTTTGCTTTTCCGTCGAAACCAGAAAAGCTGCATCCGTAGTCACCTGAAGCCGAGGCATGACCGTAGTCACCTGAGGCCGAAGCATGACCGGAGTCACCTGAGGCCGAGGCATGACCGTAGTGACCTGAAGCCGAGGCATGACCGTAGTGACCTGAAGCCGAAGCATGACCGGAGCGACCTGAGGCCGAGGCATGACCGGAGTAACCTGAGGCCGAAGCATGACCGGAGTAACCTGAGGCCGAAGCATGACCGCAGTTACCTGAGGCCGAAGCATGACCGGAGTGACCTGAAGCCGAAGCATGACCGTAGTGACCTGAAGCCGAGGCATGACCGGAGTCACCTGAGGCCGAAGCATGACCGGAGTCACCTGAGGCCGAAGCATGACCGGAGTCACCTGAGGCCGAAGCGCATTTCCTGGTTTTCGTAGCATGTTGAGTCTTAGCGTTTTTTCTGACCCACTCAATCTGCGCTTTGACCAATCCAGCGATATCGACACTCGCCTTGATCGTGATCGAATTGCCGACGCGCTTGGAATCATTCTTGCGCTCATCTGACACGCCACCCAGTTCGACTAGCGCAAACTTGCTCGTGGTCGGCGGGTAATACGTCCATACATCGAGGGGCACTTCGCACGCATGGAAACCTGACCTGCACAAGCCAATGACGCCTTCGTGCGTGTAGGTCTTACCGACTTTAAACTGGAAGTCGCGGCACTTCCAGTCCTTGTCGAAAGCTTTGTAGGCGGTGATCGTTGCTGTTGACATCTCGCGCTCCATCGTCAGGTGATGGAAGAAGTATAGCGGACTAAACTTCGATGTCAAGTGTTCTAAACTCTCGGCGCGAAAAAAAACCCGCTTTTTATTCTGCCCCGGCATGGTTTAGGGTGCTTGACTTTTGGGCGTATAGCGCACTAAACTTCCTGCCTATGGATGCATCCACCCTCATCAACAAGCTTGGCGGCACCAGCGCGGTCATAGAAATGACCGGGCTAACGAAGGGCCGCATCTCTCAATGGCGCACCGAGAACAGCATCCCGAAGCCGTGGATGATGTTCTTCCGCGAAAAGCGCCCAGACATTTTCGGCGCGACCCGAGAGAAAGCGCGTGCCGCATGATCACGCCCCGCTGCCACTCCCTCACCGTGAGAGCCGACCTCCTCCCGGCTTTCGCGGCGGCAGCGGGTCATCCTATTTCACGTGGTGGTGAATCGGCCGGACTCGTGGCCGGGCAGACGTTCGTAAGCAGCGCCGGCCGAAGCGGTCGAATAACCCGCGCCTCCTGCACGCGGCAGGAAACGAGATCACCCGCGTCTCTGAATTCGTTTGTTCTCATGACTGCATCATCCTTTTTTTTTGACCGTTTGAACGAGTCAAGACGACACAAGGATTTCGACGCGTCATGAGCCATCAACTCAAGCTACCTCTGAAACCAGGCATGACGATCGTCGATGAAGACGTGATCGACGCGCAGGGGAGCATGACGAAATCAATCTCCCTGTGCCAGCACCTTAGCGGTCTGGATGACAAGGAACTCTGCGGCGTCAACGGCATCGTCAAGGACGTTGCGCAATGGTCCCGGATCAAGTCCGGGCAGCACTATTTCCCGCAAGACAAGCTCTGCTACCTCATGGACATCTGCGCTAATGAAGCTCCGCTGTTCTGGCTGGCTCGTCAGCGCGGCTACAACCTCACGCCGATGGAGAGCGAAACCGAGCGCCAGCTACGAATCGAGCGTGAACTGCGCGCCAAAGCCGAGGAACGGCTGGCGTATCTTGAGACGATTGTGAGGGGACGATGACCGACAACCGCATCCGCCTGCACAGCGCAGAAATCCGCGACGCGGCCATCAGGATGTACGGGCAGGGACTCATGCCGCGCCAGATCGCAGCGCGTCTCTGCGTCCCCTACGAAGCCGTGCGCTACTGGTGCGAGAAACACAACCAGCTGCCGGTGCAGCGGATCCGCACCAAGACTAAATCAGGCTCTGGCGTCATCGCCCCGCCGGCCTATCGATACGGCTACAGGTGGGGAGGGTCGGTTCTGTGAGTGCATCCACAGGTCGCCATCCGAACTCGCTCACGAACTTGAGCGTAGGTCGCAGCAAGCCCGGTCGCACGCGCTACTCTTACGCCGTGCTAGCGCGCATGACGAGCCGGATGATGTCCGCCAAGTTCACGATTGGCATGCTCGCCAAGCACGCTGGCGTCTCTTGGGGCAGCGCCTCGCGATGGACGCAGGCAATGTGGGATGCCGGCAATCTCCACGTCGTCGAGTATCTGCGTAGCCCCAACAACCGCACGACGAGCCGCGTGTATCAGTGGGGTAAGGGCGACGATGTGGCCAAGCCAGTCGCTGTTCCTCGCGATGAGTATTTCCGGCAGTACCGTCAGAAGCGCTTGACGCTCGACGGCGCGTGGCGGGGCATCTAATGATCGTCGCCCTCATCATCTTCGCCTGCTCCCAGCTCCCTGCGGCTTCCAGCGCTCCTGAGACGGTCAGCATAGTAAGGGAGCAGGCACCCCGAAGGCGGGTATGGCTGTAGTTCCCATCGATTCTGCACGATCACCGCTCGCCTACGCGCTGCGCTATGCCGCGATCGGCGCGCACGTATTCCCTTGCTGGTGGATCGCGGAAGACGGCAAGTGCGCCTGTCGCTCCGACAAGTGCGAAAAAAATGCAGGGAAACACCCGATTCCGATGCTGGCCCCGAAGGGGCAGAACGACGCTACTACCGACCAGGGCATCATCCGTCGCTGGTGGAAGCAGATGCCGAAAGCGAACGTCGCCATCTTCCTCGCGCCAACGCGATGGGTTGCCGTCGACATCGATCCGCGTAACGGTGGCTATGCCACCATCGAGCGCATCGAGGCCGATCATGGGCCGCTCGAATCCGACGTGCTGCAATACTCCGGTGGCGGTGGAGAGCATCGCGTTTTTCTCGCGCCCGCAGACATCGGCAGCTTACCCGGCACGCTCGGCAAGGGCATCGACCTCAAGCACAACGGCTATATCGTCGTCGAGCCATCGAATCACATCAGCGGACGGCAATACGCCTGGGAAGCCTCCAGCGATCCGCTAGAGGGCGCAATTCCGAGTCCGCTACCCGACTGGCTGCGCAATCTATCCGCCGCGCCTTTTGATGCCAGCGTGCCCGCGTCGGTGCGTCCAATCACCACCAACGAATTCGCCGATTGCCTGTCAGCCCTGCCATCGATACCTAGCGATGAGCGTGAGACGTGGCTGCAGATCGGCATGGCGCTGCATTCCACAGGATACGAACAGGCCGCGTTCGACGCCTGGGACCAGTGGAGCCAGTCATCGAGCAAGTACGATCCTGTCGACCAGACGCGCACCTGGCGATCGTTCCGCTTTCGTGGCATCGCCGGAGTGACCAAGGCAACCATATTCGCACTCGCGCAGCGGCATGGCTGGCAGAACGTGCCGAGCCTACCGCCTCCGGTGCCGATCGAGTCGATCAGGATTGTCGAGCCGAAAGCGCCAGAACTGCCACGACTGGATGCGCCGGGAGCGTTGGGCGAGGCGGCATCGTGGGTGCTCCAATCGGCGATCAAACCTAACCCGCAATACGCACTCGCTGCGGCGATCGGCTGGGCGTCGACCGTGCTCGGGCGGCGCGTCACCAGCTGCCAGCGCAACTGGCCAAGCCTGTACTTGCTTGTCGTCGGTGTATCTGGCAGCGGAAAAGAGCACATCAAGTGGTCGGTCGAGACGCTGCTGGAGTCGTGCAGCCTCGCGCATCTAATCGGCCCGGCAAGCTACACCAGCGACTCAGGTTTGCTCTCGGCGCTTTTGCGGCAACCCTCACACGTCACGGTAATCGACGAGTTTGGCAAGGTCATGGAGGCGGCTGCAACCAAGGGCGCGGCCCGCGCGCAGTCGATGCTTCGCGCGCTCATGGAGGTCTGGGGCCGGTGCGACGGCACGATGCGCCCGCAAGGGTTTTCTACTTTCGGCCTGTCGCAGCGTGACGCTGACGATCTAGCCTCGAAAAGCATTCGCAATCCCGCCCTGGCGCTCATCGGCATGGCGACACCGGACAGTTTTTACGACTCTATCGGCAGCGCATCGGCGCGTGACGGATTTTTGAATAGGTTTCTTCTCATCGAGGATCAGACCGGACGCCAGCCGGCAGGGCATCGACGCGCCGTCGATGTGCCCGCTGCGCTCACCGAATGGGCGCAGGCCGCACGCCACCTTGACGGGCTAATCAACCCTGACAGCAACGCCACCATGGCGCCTGCGCCGCGCTGCGTGCCGTTCTCGACCGCTTCCCTGGGCCTACTCGATGCCGTCGAAGTGGATTGCGTGGCTCGTATGGACGCGCTGGACGAATACGGCCTGGCCGAGATGTACGGCCGGACGCGTGAAATTGCGATGCGACTGGCCCTCATTGGCGCTTGCGCAGAAGGGGCCGAGCAGATCGAGTCGAGCATCACATCTTGGGCTGTCGAGTACGTGCGCCACTACACCGAAACCGCGATCGAGCGCATACGCACGACCGTCGCCGACTCCGAGATCGATGCGGCACGAAATCAAGTGCTGGCCGCGATTAAGAAGTCAGGCGGGCAGGGCAAAACGGGGCGCGAACTGATGCACGTGAGCCGCCGATTTAGATCAATGAACACGCGCGCTCAAAACGACCTATTGGCCGGTCTTCAGCAAAACGGAGACATTTCGCGCGTATCAATCCCCCCCGGCTCTGGACGGGGGAAACCCAGGGATGCATGGGTCGCTATTGATGAACCGTAGACATAACGTGGACACACGCTGTCCACGCCGGAAAGCAAGCAACAGCGTGGGTTTCAGATCAACGTGGACAACGTGGACAGGGTATGTCTTTCTCCCTTTTTTAGGGGTGTTTTTCAGTAATAGAGAGAGAGAGAGAGTTTTGTTGTACGTATATGGAGAAAATGGCTCAACCACGCGGGTTACAAGCGTGGACAAATGCTGTCCACGATTTGTCAACGCGTCCACGTTAATCGATCAGCGTGGACATCAACGTGGACACGGTTTGTCCACGGTAATGGGCGTCCGCCCATGATCGCCCTCACGCTTCCTTGGCCAGTGTCAGCAAACCGCAATTGGCGCCACGTAGGCGCACGCACGCTGCTGTCACGCGAGGCGCGCGAGTATCGGGCCAGGGTGGTGGCAGAAGTGCTCAAGAACGCGCCTACGGCCATCTCCGGGCGCCTCGCGGTCACTGTCAACGCCTACCCACCAGACAGACGACGACGCGACCTCGATAACACCCTCAAAGTCTTACTCGATGCCCTTACACACGCCGGCCTTTGGACCGACGACGAACAAATCGACGACTTGCGCATCGTGCGCATGGGCGCCGAGCCACCCGGCGCCGTGGTCGTCAGGGTCGAGCCCTACCAGCCAGCGAGGGCGAGGCGATGACCCTACGCCCACCCGCTCCCGAGACAGTGCGGACACCGCTCACGAGGCACCAGGCGGGCTCTAGCGCGCGTCACAGCGCTCGGCGATATGCCGACAGCCCGAGCCGCCGCGTTGTCGCTCAGGCCGTCGACGAGCACCAGGCGCACGGCGGCAGCAGTCTTGCTCTCCGGGCTCATGTGGGCACCGGAGAGGGCGCGGGCAAATTGGGCAGGGGTCATCTACGCAAGCCGCAATTCGTCGCCGACCCACTCCAGCGCATCGGCAGCTTCTCGTGCGCCGCCGATCTCTGGATGGACGAGCCATTCGCCGTCATCGTCGGACAAATGCACATTTTCCCCGCGTTCATCTGCTGCGCGCTGAGCGATCTGTATCGCCTCGTCGCACACGTTGCAGCCCTGCAGCCCTGCGGTGATTTCTTCGCCTGTCTCGTAGTCGTAGAGTGCGGCCATTTTGATCTCCCGGTGGGTGAATTAGGCGTTGGCAGCCATGCGGGTGATTCGGTCACGCTCCGACTGGCTGAGAGTCGGCATCAAGGCGTTGGCCGATCCGCATTCGGCGATCAGGTCGGCCGCAGCGCGGCGTACCCATTGCTGCTGGTAGACATCCCACACGGTCACGGTGCCGTCGCGGTGAAATTTGGTCTGGTAGGCGCTCATCTCTATCTCCTGGTTGTCGGTGATCCCTCGATCACCATGCCTGTAGATTATCACTAGTGATGTGGGGTGTCAATAGTGATAGCACATTTATTTTTCTCACATAGCGAAATAGGGCCGAGATGACACCACGCAAGCCGTATCGGAGCATGGGGTGATCGATTGGCCCGCGCTCGTCGAATACCTCAGCAGCAGAGGCATGCGATATCTCGACATCGCTGTGTATGTCGATCGCTCGGAAAACTGGGTCGGCTACCTTAGACGAGGAGTCATAAAACAACCGACATACGAGCAAGGCAGGCTCTTACTTGAACTCGCCGCGCAACATGGCTATGAAAAAGTTTCACGTGAATCGCTCCAGACACAGGATCTTGCAGTGGGGCCGGAATAATCTAGGTAGAGTCGCGTCATACCGCATTGCGGGTCAATCAATTGGATTGACTAAGACTTGTGGCTGCCCCGAAAGGCAATCAATACGCCAAAGGCAACAAAGGCCCACACGCTGATCGGCCTTGGGCTGATGCTTTGCGTCGCGCTATCGTGCAAAGCGATGGCAAAACCTTACGACGACTCGCCGAGGCTATCATTCGCAAAGCAGTCGACGGAGATGTCGCCGCTCTCAAGGAGGTTGGCGACCGACTCGACGGCAAGCCCCACGCTACTGTCGCCGCAGAAATCGACCAAAGCATTACCGTCGTTATCCGAAACTTTGGAGATTGAGCTTCCCGCTAATGGGTGGGTGCCACGGTCGTATCAGCGGCCATTGTGGCGCTATCTGCAGAACGGCGGCACGCATGCTGTAGCGGTGTGGCACCGCAGGGCTGGCAAGGATGACGTTGCCTTGCATCACGCGGCATGCTCAGCGCACAAGCGCATCGGGACGTACTGGCACATGCTGCCAGAGTACGCGCAGGCCCGTAAGGCGATCTGGAACGCCATTAACCCGAATACCAAACGCCGCAGAATTGACGATGCGTTTCCGCTTGCGTTGCGCAAGCGGACCAATGAGCAAGAAATGTTCATTGAGTTCAAGTGCGGCTCTACGTGGCAGGTCGTCGGCTCGGACAATTTCAATGCGCTCGTAGGCTCGCCTCCGGTGGGTATTGTGTTTTCCGAGTGGTCAATCGCTAACCCCAGTGCCTATGCCATGTTGTCGCCGATCCTGGCCGAGAACAACGGCTGGGCCGTGTTCATCTACACCTCGCGAGGCTACAACCATGGCCACAGCACCTACCAGTCGGCAAAGGACAATCCGGGCGCGTTCGCTGAGTTGCTCACTGTCGACGACACGGGCGTCATCAGCCAAGAGATCCTTGAGAGGCAGCGCCGCACGTACATCGACTTGTACGGTCCCGAAGCGGGGGATGCGTTTTATCGGCAGGAGTTCTACAACGACTGGTCGGCGTCGAACATTGGCGCTGTGTTGGGAGCGGCCATTGAGCGCGCCGACAAGTCTGGGCGGATTGTTGACTTTGAGTTGGACAACGAGCCGGTCACGGTTTCATCGGACCTTGGCCGGCGTGATACTGCGACGTGGTGGTATTGGGTGCCAAGGTTAGGCGGTTTTGATCTGGTGGACTATGACCAGGGCGTCGGGATGGACGCCCAGCAATGGATAGACCGGATCAAGGAGCGCGGTCACAAGATCGAGAAGATATGGCTGCCGCACGACGCTCGCGTTAAGACGTTCCAAAGTAACTACAGCTCAATCGAGCAGTTCATCGACGGCTTTGGCGCCGAGCGCATGAGCATCGTCCCGCGTGTCTCTATGGCTGACCGGATCAACGCCGGCCGGCGAGTGGTTGAACGGTGCCGATTCCACAAGACGAATTGCAAGGACGGGCTGAACGGGCTGCGTTCGTGGTCGTTCGATTACGACGCCGAAAAGAAGATTATGAGCAGCGAGCCTCGGCACGATTGGGCCTCACACATCGGCGATGGATACACCTACGGCGCCCAAGTGCTCGAAGAACTCCTGCCGCCGCCTCCTCCGCCGCCCGACGGTCGCCGCATCATCGTCGGCGCCAACGAAATCACGATGAACGATATGTGGGAACTAACGCCCGCGCAGATTGCGAGGATTTGAGATGGCTACTGTTACTGAATCTGGCGCTCCCATACTGCTCACGGCGTCGGGAGCGATTTCGCTTGTGCCTGGGACTTTGCTTGGCTTTTACGTGAACAGCACTACGAGCGGCACGATTGTGCTTAGAGATGGCGGCTCTAGCGGTACGGCGATCAGCGGCACGATCACGCCGGCGATCGGGTATCACCGTTACCCAGCGCAGTTCACCAGCTCGTCGGGCGCGTATGCCACGATTGCAAACACGCTCGACGTAACCTTTTTCTTCGCGGCATAGCCATGCCTCAGACCGGAATCTCCGTTAAGAACTTCGCCCAAGCCACTGGCGGCACGTTCTACATTGGCGGCGTTCCGTATGACTCGACGGGCGCAATGCTCGTGAGTCCGTGGACCTCGAATAACTCGGCTGGGCTGATGCGCTGCATTCTCATGGGTGATTCCATGACTGCGCAAAACGCCGGAAACACTACGCTTACGTCTGTAAGCCGTAGCAATAACGTGGTTACGTGCGTTGGCGCATCGGGGGGAACGGGCGCTCTGGCTCGTATCTACAACTGCTTGGATACATCGTTCAATACGAATTCCGTAGAAATTACTCGCGTCGATTCCAACACATTCACCTATCCGTCTACAGGTGCAAACGGAAGCACGTCGGATTTGACCGCGCTCAAACCGATGCAAGTGCAATTCTCGACGGTTTGCAACGATAACGGCTACATGTTTTGGCTGCAAAGTAAGACCGGGGGCGCTCTCAAAGTTGCGTTGAATGCGGGGTGCAACGGGCAAACTGCTGCGGATATGCGGTCCCGATACGCTACGGATGTCATTGGCCAATCGAACTACGATTTGGTCATTCTGTTGACGGGATACAACGATTTCGCTGTGGCGGGCAGAACGGCGGCGGCGGTCTACGCGGACGTGGTAGCAATGGCTACGCAGTCGGCCGCTATCGGCAACGGCATCATCATCGTTAGTGCGCTTCCGTGGACAACTGGCGGTACTGCGACTGATCGCAAAGAGGCGCTTAAATACAACCGGATGATTCGGGAGTGGTGCAATACGCAGCGCGGCGTTCGATTTGCCGATGCTGCAAAGTATTTGATTGACGCGACCAATGCGACCGCGTTTTCTCCACTGTCAAACATGCTGCAATCCGATGGGATTCATCCGTCGCCCAAAGGTGCAGAGCGGATCGCTCAAGCAATTTACGATGTGTTGCAGTACGACGCACCACGAGTTTCTCGGCTTGTATCGTGCAGCCTGGACAACTATGGCAACGACAGCACAAACAAAAACATCTTGGACGCCGCCCCCTGGACAACGAGCGGCGGGGCGTTGGCAGGAGGCACGACAGGCACATCAGCGAGTGGGATGGCGGTTACGTTGTCTGGCGGGACTGCTGTGGCGTCTGTGGTCAGTAGGTCTGATGGGATCGGGTATAACCAGCGCGTTATATTCACGCCATCGGCAAACAATGACAGCGTAACCATTAGCGGCACTGGGTATATCACAGGGCGCTTTTCCGTTGGTGATTACCTGAACTATCTCGGTGAACTCAGCCTGTCTGGCATGAGTGGTGCAAATATCAAGAGCATCGAGATATACATCACGTACAACAACGGCAATTCCATTCATTACCTAGCCAAAGCGGCTGCGGCGAACAATTCATCCTACCCGGCTACGGACACAACCATATCGTTCGCTTCTCTGGTGGATTCAGTCATCCCATCGGGCACGACTGGTGTGGGTTGGACGATAATAATTAAGGCGGGGGCGGCGGGCACTGCGTTGACCGCAGAATTAGGCCGTCAATCACTGGCGAAGGTGGCTTGATGGATAAAGTAAAGATCAAGCCCGAGCAGAAATGGCTGAACGCCATTGCCGCTTACGACAAGGAGTTTCGTGAGTGGCGCGCTCGCGTCGAAAAGATCCTGAAGCGTTATCGGGACGAGTCGCCATCGTCCACCCGTAAGGCGCAGACCAAGTTCAACATCCTGTGGTCAAACATTCAAACGCTGGTGCCTGCGTGCTTCTCTCGTTTGCCGCAGCCTGATGTTTCTCGACGGTTCAGGGATCAAGATCCGGTCGGCCGGGTGGCATCGCTCATTCTGGAGCGCGTTCTCGACTACGAGATCCAGCACTATCCCGACTACCGTGTCACGCTCGGCCAGTGCGTCTATGACCGCTTTCTAGGCGGTCGTGGCATTGCTTGGGCACGGTATGAGCCGCACTTCCGGGCGATGCAACAGCAGGCGCCTACGGACGGCGTGCAGGCATCCGAGGATCAGGACGAGCCCGGAGAAGAACTCGACTACGAGTGCGCGCCCACCGACTATGTGGCCTGGAAGGACTTCGGGCACACGGTTGCACGGACGTGGGAGGAAGTGACTGCCGTGTGGCGCGTGGTCTACATGAGCGCGCAGCAGTTGGAGGAGCGGTTCGGAGAGAAGGTCGCTAAGACCATTCCGCTCGATTCCAAGCCCGGTGAGAAGAAGCCAGGCGAGGAAGCGCCCGAGAATCGCGGCGTCATTTATGAGATTTGGAACAAGCCGAACAAGAAGGTTTACTGGCTGGCCAAGTCGCTGGGTAAATTCGTAGACGAAAGGGATGACCCGCTTGGCCTCGATGAGTTTTTCCCGTGTCCGCGACCACTATACGCGACTATCACGAACGATTCGTTGGTGCCGGTCCCTGATTTCGTTCTGTACCAGGATCAGGCGAACGAGCTAGACATACTGGCCGACCGAATTACCGGGCTTGTGCGTGCGTTGCAGATGAAGGGTGTTTATGACGCGACGCAACCAGAGTTAGGTCGGCTGTTCACCGAAGGGCTGAACACGCAGATGATCCCGGTCAAGAACTGGGCGGCGTTTGCGGAGAAGCAGGGACTTGCGGGCGCCATCGATCTAGTCGACGTACTCCCGATTGCCCAGACGCTAAAAATTGCCTACGAGGCGATGGAGCAGGTCAAAGGTCAGGTTTACGAGATCACCGGCATATCGGACATCATCCGAGGGCAGACGGACGCTGCTGAGACTGCGACAGCGCAAGAGATCAAGGGGCAGTATGCCTCGTTGCGTCTGCGTCGGATGCAGAACGACGTGAGCCAGTTTGCGGCTGAGATGCTTGCGTTAAAGGCGCAGGTCATCTGCAACAAGTTTGACCCGCAAGTGGTGGCCAAGCTGGCAAGCGTGGATCAACTCAACCCTGCGGATCAGCAGTACATCGGCCCGGCAATGGAACTGCTGTTCGGGGCGCGACTGACAGATCCCGCCGCCGAGCCTGACAAAAACCCGCTGCGCGACTTCCGCATCGACATCAAGGCGGACTCGCTCGTGCAGTTGGATGAGCGCGCCGAAAAGCAGGACCGTGTTGAGTTCCTGACGGCTGTCGGTGGTTTCCTGAAAGAGGCGGCGATGGTGGGCGCGCAGGCGCCGCAGACCGTGCCGCTCATCATGGAATTGCTCAAGTTCGGCGTTACCGGATTTAAGGTCGGACGCACGATCGAGGGCGTGTTCGATCAGGTGGCCGATCAGTTGAAGCAGGCGCCACCGCAGCAAGACCCAGAGCAGCTGAAGCAGCAGATCGAGGGTCAGGTAAAGCAGCAGATGCAGATTGAGAACGCCGGCAAGGATATCGCTCTGAACAAGCGTGCTGCTGACCTTGACATTCGAGAGATGAAGTTCGGTGCGCAGCAAGAGATTGTTCGAGCAAAGCAAGAGGCCGACGCGGCACGCCAGGAAGCCGAGCGCGTGAAGTACGACTATCAGAACAAGGCGGCACAAGATCAGGCCATCGGGCAGGTTAAGGACATGATCGGCCAGCACGAAATGCACATCGAAAAGGCTGTTAGCCAAGAGGATTTGCGCGAGCAGCGGATGAGCGAGCAGGCGAAGCAGGCCGAGCAATCAGAGACGAGCGTGCAGGAGATCAAGGAGTTGTTATCCGTGCTGCAAGAGGGCTTGCAGGGCGTCGTGCAGATGGTGAACGACCTTCAGATACACGTCACCCGAAAGGCTACCGGGCAGACAGAAACGCACGAGTTAGTAGGCCGTGTGGTTGAGGAAGTAAAGGATAAAGACGATGGCGGTAACGCACAGCACAGCGGCTCGTAACGCGGCGACCGATGCGGTTACGGCGCTCATCAGCACGAGCGGGAATCTGAAGTTTCGCCTAACTGGCACGGTAGGAAGCCCTGGAACTGCAGTGGCAACGCTGCCGCTGTCGGCGACGGCATTTGGTGCTTCTAGTTCTGGCACTGCGACGGCGAATGCGATTACGAGCGATACGAATGCGACGGGGAATGCATCCCCTGTGGCGACGGCAACTCTTGAGACGAGCGGCGGCACTGTGGTGATTCACTGCGCGGTAGGGTCATCTGGCAGCGATATCAACATGAGTGGCGGACTGACGATCGCGACAGGCGATACGGTGTCTTGCTCGTCTCTTACCTATACCGCGTTGAGCGCATGATGACACCCGCACAGCTTCAAGCCCTAAAGGCTGCGATTGATGCAGATCCCGTTCTTTCTGCCATGCCTTTGAACTCTGACGGCGCGTTCGACATTGCCGCGGCATTGAATCAGGTAGCGTCGCCGGATTTCATCGTGTGGCGCACGAAGGTTTTGCAGGACGAGATCACGCAAAACGGATTCACCTGGACCGAAGTCGACAACCTAACGGTGGGCAAGGCGCGGATCTGGGAGTGGCTGTTTGGCAATTCAGATCGGTCATTCAATCCATCGAAGTCGAACGTGCGCGCGGGCATCGTTGAGTGCTGGTCTGGTACGGCAGGAAAGCTTGCCGTGCAGGCGGTGGTTCTGGGCCACTGCAAGCGCAAGGCCACTCGTGCAGAGAAGATCCTTGCAACCGGAACTGGGAGCGACGCAAGCCCTGCGACGATGAGTTTTGACGGGAATCTTTCCTACCAAGACGTAGAAGCGGCAAGGGCCTCGTAATGGCAACCGTCACGATTAGCTATAGCTCCAATACATCGATCACGATGGATCTTGCCAACCTGGGCACGTCGTCCACGTTCGTCGCTGGTCGTGAATCTAGCCAAGTGGATAACACCACGAACAAATACGACGACGCCATCGTCTCGGGACAGATCAGCGTAGGGACGACACCGACAGCCAATACGGTGATCGGCGTGTGGGTATGGGGCGCAGATACGTCTTTAGCGACGACGGCACTGGATACGCTGGACGGAACAGACAGTGCAGAGACGTTGACGAATGTCGGGATTCTCGCGGCTCTCAGGCTTGGTGCATCGATCAACGTGCCAGCAACAACGAGTGATTTGGCGTACCTCGTGCTGCCATTCTCGGTAGCCGCGCTGTTTGGTGGCGTGCTCCCCAAGTTCTGGGGTCTGTTCGTCGCGCACAATACAGCGGCCAACCTGCGAAACACGGCGGTCAACACGAACTCGCTTGAGTACGTCGGCATCAAGTACGATATCGCATGATTCCAAGTATCCCTCAACTGTGGACTAAGCAGCCGCAGTTTCCGGCACAGCCAAGAGGTGACGGGCTTGCCCGTGGTCTGGTGCTGCTGTGGAACGGTGCGACTCCACTCAATGCGCCTGTTGCGGGGGTGCCGACAAGCCTCAATGGTGGGATGTCGCTGCGACCGTTTGGAGGGAATCTATCGCCAGACTTCAACGGTACGTCGGTTGATGTCCGTTGGAACAAAGCTCTCACCGGCACCAATCCTAGTGCGGCGACTCTGTTTGGGCTGTGCTCCCTGGACTTCGTAGCGACAGAGCGCACCATTGTTGGCATGTCGCTTGCCGGAAGCTCTACACAACTATTCCGGATCGAAGTAAACGGAACCGGCTTTTGGCAGGCTCAGTTTCGCGGATTATCAGGTACGGCGAATGTCTCTGGCGGAGGCACGATTGCTGCTAACCGGCTGTATTTCATCGTCGGCATTTTCCGGTCTGGTACGGGCGTCAAGGAGTTATGGGTTGAGGGCGTACAAGTCGCCACAAGCACGACGGATGTCGGAACCGTTGATTTAGACCAAACAGAAATTGGGACGCTCGTACGCGGTGGTGCTGCGCAGTGGTGGGATGGCGTCATTCCACTTGCGGGCATCTACAACAGAGCACTATCGACAGCCGAGATCCTGAGCCTAACAGCAAATCCTTGGCAGTTGTTCCAGCCGATTCAGCGACGGATGTTCTATGGGACAACCTCTGCAGCGGGAACGCATACCACAACAGGCGCTCTCTCAGGACAAGGGGCGTCGTTATCCGGGACCGCTGCTAACTGGACGGTTCATACAACGTCAGGGGCCTTGTCGGGTCAAGGGTCGTCGGTTGTAGGGACAGCAAGGAATTGGACGGTACATACGTCGTCCGGGAGTTTGACCGGACCAGGGACGGAGGTCGCTGGGTCTGCTGCACATACAGCTCCAGGAACGCATACCACGTCAGGGACTCTGGCGGGACAAGGTGCTGCAATTGCCGGCAGTGCTGCCCATGTAGGTTTTCACGCGACAAGCGGCGTACTGATTGGGCCGGGAGCGACCATTGTTGGTTATGCCACTGGCGCCCAATTGCTTGTGATTGATACCCACGATGGGTTTGCGCACGACGACAAATGGCGAAAGCCTCTAGTAGAGCGTGAAGCCCTCAGAGCGCAAATTATCCGCGCGGTACGCGGACCCGAGGCAGAGGAAGTCAAAGAGATCATTGCGCCGTATATCGTCGAAAGGGCCACCAGGAGAGGCAAGGCAATTGCTCTGGAGAAGCGCATTGACTTTGCTTCGCTCTATGAAGATTTGGAAGCGATAGAACGGTTCCAAACCTTGATGGAGCGGAACCAAGAAGACGAGTTAATTGTGAGCATGCTGCTGCAATGAGATACATCCAGAACCCGAAAACGCTAGAGCTTGTGCCTGCTGAGACATGGCGACCGGATACAGTGACGATTCACTATGTCATGCCTGACATCCAGCCATATAAGTCGATGGTGGATGGATCGGTCATTAGCAGCCGGTCGACGCACAGAGAGCACTTGCGCATGCATAACTGCATCGAAGTGGGAAACGAAACGAAATACCTGAAGCCTAAAGAGTTAACGCCCGCTCCGGGGCTTCGCGACACCCTTGCTCGGGCGACGTATGAGCGGTTAAGGAGAAAGTAATGGCACGAGCTAGAGACATCATGGGCACCGGATTGCAAGCGCAGACAGCGCGAGCGTGTGCTGGAACATTTGCCACGGTAACGGCGGCAGGAACGACACAGGGCGCCGCGACGTTGTTGTCTGCATCGGCGAACAATGTCACGACGGGTGCGTCGCAGACGGGTGTAGTGCTCCCGACAGGGGCGCAGGGGTCGATGCCAGGAGACGTGGTGTACGTGTTTGTGAATAGCTCTACCAGCGGTTCCGTTTACCCTGGTGGCAGCGACACCATGAACGGCTCGACCTCGGCGATTACCGTTGCCCAAAACAAAATGCTGACGTGTGTTCGTATGAGTGCGACCGCGTGGGGCGCGATGGTGACAGCCTAATGAGTGACGAAGCGCAGACCACTTTGCGTGACCAACTCGTCGCCAACATTGCGGCGGTAGGCGAAGTCGAGGTTACGGATTCGCCTGTCGAGAACACGACCACGGAAACCGTAGAGACGGCGGCAGACCGCGCTCGGGATGAACTAGGCAGGTTCACCGCCAAACAGCAGGCCGAAGCGGAGAAGGCATCGCAGACCGTTGAGCCATCGATAACGCCTGCGCGTCCGCCTCGTCCGTCGTCGTGGAAAAAGGAATACTGGGACCACTGGGAGAAGATCGACCCCGCTTTAGCGGAGTATCTGAACCAGCGTGAAGGTGAGTTTGCGAAAGGTGTTTCGACGTACAAGACAGAATGGGAGCGTGCGAAGCCCATCCTTGATGCGTTGACGCCATTCCAGCAAGAGATGCAGCGTCACAACATCACGCCGGATCAGTGGATTTCCCAGATGGGCGGATGGCATTCAAAGATGGTGAATGCTTCGCCGCAAGAAAAATTCATGGAATTGCAGCGGATCGCGCAGCACTACGGCGTACCGCTTCAAGCCATCACAGGCGAGGAAGGGTCGACGCAACAAGTTGACCCGCAATCGCAGTGGCTGATGCAGCAAGTGAACGAGTTGCGTGGAAAGCTCACGACATGGGAAACCACGCAGCAGGAACGAGAGCAACAGGCATTAAAAGCGCAGTTAGACGAGTTTGGTGCTGCGCATAAGCATTATGAGCAGGTACGTGAAACCATGGCTGGACTACTCCAAGCGGGGTTAGCGAGCGACCTGAAAGAAGCCTACGAGGCTGCGTTACGTCATCCAAGGCACGGCGAAATCTGGCAAGCGGAACAGGACACCCTGAAACGCGAGCAAGAAGCCAAGGTTGCCGAGGAGAAGCGTGCGCAGGCCGCAAGGGCTCGAAGCCAAGCAGTCCAAGTGAGAGGGACCACTCCCGGAACACAGACGACTAGCGACGCAAAGGATCTGCGCTCCCAGCTTAGAGAGAATCTCCGAGCGGTGGAGGGCAGAGTGTGAAATCCTCGCTAGGAGCCAATCATGGCATTCGCGAACTCGTCGATCTCCGACATAATCGCGAGTACGATTCAACAGCGGTCCGGAACTTTGGCGGACAACGTTTAAATGAGGACGTTGAAAAATCGGGTGAGTTCTGTGAACGCTGAGATGCCAACACAGACCGAAGCTCAGGAGGGCATTGGTTCCTGAGAACGGCAAACGACTAGGCGGTGAGTCCCAACGATAATCCGCCCACGAGCGCCCGACAGTTGTTAACGCTACAGAGGGGAATCCCGAATGGCAGTGATATATGGTTTGAAATGCACGGTCAACGGCAAGGCATACATTGGATGCACAGCGGCAAAGCTCTCAAAAAGATTGAGAGAGCATCGTTGTCTGTTGAGGTCCGGCAAACACTCGGAAAAGGAGTTGCTTGCAGACTGGGTTCTCCACGGGGAATCTTCATTCCAAATGATTTGCTTGGAAGTTCTGCCGCCCGATGCGCCAGTGAGCGAAAAGCGCAGGCAGGAAATCTGGTGGATGAACAGGTTCAAGGCGGATGGTTTGCTGTACAACAAAAACCTTTCGTCATTTGCACCAAAACCAGAAGCGCAGAAAATTGGCGTGAAACTGGCTGCGTTAGTAGAAGGAAGAAAACGCAGTCCGGAAGCCAATTTAAAACGCAGTTTGGCTCAACTTGGCAAACCAAAGAATCACGGGCACAAAATCAGCGCAACGAAGCGTGCCAAACAACTGATGAGATAGTCTGCTCTGCAACGAATAAGAAGTTGCAGAAGTGCGGGATAAAGAGCCTGCACGGTAACAATAGGTCAAACAACAACGCGCTGTTACGTCGACTCAAACAACGGGGCAATTCCCGCCCGTTCAGCGGTGGTAACGTCATTCTTGAAGAATTGGCGTACACCGATAGCACCACCACCAACGCTAATAGCTATAGCGGCTATGAAGTGTTGAACATCCAGCCGAATAGCCCCATCAGTGCGGCGCAGTTCTCCATCAAGCAGTACGCTGCTGCCATCACGATGTCCGGTCTGGAAATGCTGCAAAACGCCGGGGAAGAAAAGATCATTGACCTTCTTGAAGGTCGGATGATGGTCGCAGAAGCGCAGTTGCAAAACCGCATCTCGGGCGACATCTACGGCGACGGCACAGGCAACGCCGGCAAGAACCTGGACGGTCTTGGGGCTGCGGTCCCGGATGATCCGTCTACAGGCACCTATGGCGGTATCAACCGCGCAACGTGGTCGTTCTGGAAGTCGCTCAAGTACAGCGGCGTGACGGACGGCGGCGCGGCGGTGTCAGCGGCCAACATCCAAGCCTACATGACCGCGCTGGCAATCCAGCTCGTTCGAGGGCCGGATAAGGTTGATCTGATTGTTGCGGACAACAACTACTTCGGTTTCTATGTGAACTCGCTGCAAGCAATCCAGCGGATTCAGGGTGCCGATGAAGGGGCGTCCGGCTTTGCTACGCTGAAGTTCTACGGCGGTGGTCAGTCGACCGATGTGGTGCTCGACGGTGGTGTCGGATCTTCGACCTACAACAATTCGAGCGGCAATTCGAATCACATGTGGTTCCTCAATACGAAGTACCTGTTCTGGCGTCCGCATAGCCAGAGGAATTTCGTACCGATTGGCGGCGAACGGCAAGCCGTTAACCAAGACGCGATCGTGAAGCTGATCGGCTGGGCGGGTAACGTGACCTGCTCTGGCTCTCAGTTCCAGGGCGTTCTAAAGTCGTGATCGGGAGATAACGACATGGCCTATACCATTCAGACGAACCAAATTGGCGTCCCTGCAATTGCTCTCACGAGCGATTCGAGTTCGCCTGCTGTGCCGATTGGCACGATCGTACGTGCGACGGACCCTCACTACGGTGAGGGCGAGTTCATGTATCTGCCGGGGGTTGCCTCCAACACTATCGGCAGTCTTGTTACCTATACGGTAGGTTCGACCACGGTATCCGGCATCACGCCGGCGACTGCGGCGCTTACGACCTCGACAAAAAACCAAGGTCGAGCGGTGGCAGTGTCGATGGCTGCAAATACTGGCGCGGCGACGTATAGCTGGTATTGCATCAAAGGCACGGTGCCGGTGAAGAAGACAGCCGTGAAGATCGGCCTGGCTCAGAAGGTGTTCCTGTCCGGTACGTCGGGGCGTATCTACGCCACCACGGCATCGGGCAAACAAGTCCTGGGCTCGGTGACGGTCAACACGGCGACGGTAGCCTCCGCGACCTCGACGGTTCTGGTGGCGATCAACCGTCCGACTCTCATGGGGATTGTGACCTAATGAGAGTGGCGCGCGGCAACGTGATGCAAGAGCTTCGGGTGGACTGCAATACGCCCGACGCGGTGCTCTTTGCCAATGCGGCGGCGAATTCTGCCAAGGGCTTGCCCGAGGTGGAGTTTGCTGCGCCGCGTGCTGTTATCTGTGGTGGTGGGCCTTCCCTGGCGGATACGCTGGGGGAGGTTCGCATGCTGGTCGACAAGGGCGCAAAACTTTTTGCGCTGAACAACTCCGCTCGATTCATGGTTGAGCACGGATTCCATGTGGATGGGCAGATCGTGCTTGATGCCCGTCCTGACAATGTGCATTTCATCGAGAAGGCTTGGGCTGACAGGTGCTATGTCGCCTCGCAGGCTGATCCGGTGATGATTGAAAAGTGCGCGATGCCGGTCACGATCTGGCATCCGTGCATTGATGGGATTGATGAAGCGATAGGTCGGTCTGTGCTGAAGATCGGCGGCGGCACGACTGTGGGGCTCTCCGGTCTGTGCTTGGTCTACGCGCTTGGATTTCGCGAGATTCACTGCTTTGGCTACGACTCCAGCGACAAGGAAGGCCAGTCACACGCTTACCGGCAGGACTTGAACAAGAACGATGAAAAGCTGCGGGCCTGTGTAAATAGTCGAGTGTTCTATTCCTCAATAGCGATGACTGCGCAGTCAAGCAAGTTTGTCGAAGTCGCCAAGGAACTAGCAAACCTGGGCTGCGAGATTCACGTTCACGGCGATGGATTGTTGCCTCACCTATTTCGCACGACGATTGAGGATGAGCAGCGCAAGGCACTGACGGCGGTCTATGACCTCGCATCCTCGCCGCCGACGTTCGACATTCTCTCATTCCTGGCTGAAGCCGAGCGCAAGCGCAAGGCGGGGGGGTATGACTGCCTGGATGTCGTATTCCAGCCCGGACCGATGTTCGGGTTCCGCGATGATGAACTGCCGCCGTCTGCGGAGCAGCGCGAATGGATGCTGAACCGCATCTGTGTGCCTGCGTGCCGGCTGTTGCCGAGTGTGCGCAATGTGACCGTACTGAAGCAGCGAGAGCCAGTCGAGGGTGACGTGTTTCCGGAGTGGACGCCGGACAACCTCGCGAGCCACTACGGGACGCAGTATTTCAAGGGTGATAAGCCTGGGTTTCGTGCCTCCGATGCGGCGCGGCGGCTGGTCGATAAGCGATTCGGCGAAAGCGCGGTGATCACGATCACGATGCGCGAGGCTGAGCACTGGCCGCAGCGTAACTCGATCCGCGCCGAATGGGAGCGGGTGCAAGCGTGGCTGACGCGCTACGGATTCCATGTGGTCGTCATCCCCGATGCAGAGACGGGCGGACCGAATGCCGAGTATGCGCTCGACCTGGATCTGCGCATGGCGCTGTACGAGCGGGCCGTCGTGAATCTGGGCGTCAGCAATGGCCCGATGGCCCTGTGCTACTTCACGGACGCGCCCTACATTGTTTTCAAGATCCTGGCGGATGGTTGCGTATCGACTACGCGAGAATTTCTGTCAGCGCATGGATTTGAATTCGGAGAGCAGTTCTCCGACAACGGTCAGACCGTATGGGACGACGATCGGGCCGACATCATGATACCTGCCATTCAACAATGGCTGGAGTCCCGCCGACTACTCGGAGAGAAAAATGCGATTGGCTTCTGACGTGGATAACCCGGAATTCGCCGGGGCGATGAACCCGGATTCTGTGCTGCATGTGACGTTCTATCAAAAGGCGGTCAAGAACGAGTACCAAAGCCGGGAGCAGAACCGCCCGATCTTCTTCGACTGCGATTACATCCGGATCGAGAAGCCTGGAGATACGTTGTCGATTATCGACACGCCGGCACGCGACGATCACAAGCAACGTTTTCCTATTCAGTGGGCGCGGTACACGAACAGCAAGGAAGCCGACCAGACGGTCGGAACGCCGATCGACGAATGGCCGCTTCTGACGCAGGCGCAGCGCGAGACGTTGAAGGCGCTGAACTTCCGCACGGTGGACGGCATCGCCAATGCATCGGATGCGCAGATTCAGGCGGTTGGCATGGCGGCGGGCATGTCGCCGATGGCGTTCCGTGAGCGGGCGAAGTCGTATTTGCTGCGGGCAGATGAGGCGGCAGCGAAGTCGCATTCGAACGAGGAACTGGTGAAGGTGCAGGAACAGAATGCCGAGCTTCAGCGGCAGTTGCAAGCGTTAATGGCTGACATGGCAGAGATGAAAACTCGACGCGGACGACCGCCTAAAGAGGGTGTGAATGACACTGCTTGAACTCATCCAGGCGGCAACCGGCGAACTTGGCTTAGCAGTCCCGACGTATGTTATCGGGAACACGAACCAAGACACGATCCAGCAGTTGGCGTTGTTGAATGCGGCTGGGCGCGAGTTGCGCCGTCAGTACCCCTGGCAGGCAACGCAGCAAGAGCATCGTTTCACTGTTGAGTATCTAATCACCACAGGGACGGCGACGAATGGCTCGACCATCCTCACCGGGCTAGCGAGCACAACAGGGCTGGACTCGACCTACATGGTGCAGGGCGAGGGAATTCAACAGGATTGCTATGTAGTCTCTCGTGATTCCGCCACCCAAGTAACGATTAGCCAAGCCGCAGACCAAACCGCAACGGGCACGATCTACTTCGGCAAGACGAAATATGCGATGCCCTCGGACTTCGACCGTCCCACGGACAGAACGCAATGGGATAAGTCGAAGCATTGGGAAATGCTCGGGCCGGAAACGCCGCAACAATGGCAGTGGCTGAAGTCGAGCTATATCAGCACCGGACCTCGTCTGCGGTGGCGTCCGCTTGGCAACTATTTCCAGATATGGCCGCTTATTACCACGGCTGAATATCTTGGGTATGAGTACATCTCTAAGAATTGGGTAATGACCACGGGAGAAGTCGGCCCGAGTCTGCAAGCGTTTGCGGCCGATACGGATACGTGCATATTCCCTGACGACCTCATCATTCTTGCGCTCAAGCTCAAGTATTTTGAAGTAAAGGGCTTCGACACGACTTCTCTTTATCGTGACTACACGATGCAGTTGGATATCGCCAAAGCTAATGACACCGGCTCGCCGATTCTGTCGATGGCGCCGAATATCTCAGACATTCTGATTGGCTGGGAGAATATCCCAGACTCGGGTTATGGCTAATGTATAACCTCGCTCCCACACGAGCAGCCAAAGCCAAGCGCGCTGTGTCGGGCAGTGCGAGCCTGCCTGCGCCTGTGGGCGGGTGGAATGCTCGCGATTCTTTGGGCGAGATGGCGCCGACCGATGCGGTGACGCTGGTCAACCTGTTTCCCACAACGACCGATTGCCAGTTGCGCCTAGGGCATACGCAGCACGCGACCGGCTTGGATGGCACGGTCGAATCGTTGCTGTGCTACACCAGCGGGACCGCTGAGAAACTATTCGGCGTGACGGGCGCAGGGAAGATATACGACTGCACCTCGGCCGGGGCGGTGGGCGCTGCGGCTGTCTCAAGCCTCACCAATGGCCGTTTCCAGTACGTCAACATGACGACCTCGGCGAATTCATACCTGATCGCAGTCAATGGCGCGGACAAGGCGAGGTACTACACCGGATCGGCGTGGGCGAAGGATGGCGACGGCGCCCCGTATGACGTAACGGTTCTGAACACGGCCACGGCGATTGATCTGACGGTGCATAAGGGGCGCATCTGGTACATCCAGAAAGACACCCTGAAAGCCTACTACATGGGCACTGGGCTGATCGGCGGCGCAGCAACACTGTTCGACCTTTCAGGGATCGCCCAGCTTGGCGGCGAACTGCTGGCGGTCGATACCTGGACGATTGATGCCGGGTATGGCGTCGATGATTTGCTCGTGTTCGTGACGAGCAAGGGCGAAGTGCTGGTCTACCGTGGGACCGACCCATCAAGTTCGACGACCTGGACGATTGTTGGCGTCTGGCGGATTGGCTCTCCGGTCGGAACGCGGTGCTTGAAAAAGTTCGCCGGGGATCTGCTCATCATCTGTGAGGATGGGCTAATGCCCATGTCTGGGGCTTTGCAGTCGTCCAGGCTCAATCCTCGGGTCGCGCTGTCGGACAAGATACAGTATGCGATGAGCCAAGCCATTAGCAGCTATGGTTCGACGTTCGGATGGGAAACGCTGCTGTTTCCGAGAGAGAACATGTTGTGGGTGAACGTCCCGACATCATCCACGACTTCTCAACAGTACGTGATGAACACCATTAGCAAGGCGTGGTGCTCGTTTACTGGATGGAATGCACACTGCTGGGAACTGTTTCAAAACTCGCCCTACTTCGGCGGCTCGACGATCGTTTATCGGGCCTGGAATACGTACAGCGACAACGATAACAACGTTACCGCGTTCGGCCTGCAGGCGTTCAACTATTTTGGCAAGCCTGCGTTGCTGAAGCGGGCCACGATGATGCGCCCCATCATTTCGTCGTCGGGCTCAGTGGCCGTGAATGCCGCGATAAATTACGACTTCGACAAAACGCCGCCTATCTCGTCGATTTCTATTGCGCCCACCTCTTACGGTGTTTGGGACACGTCGAAATGGGATGCCGGGATCTGGGGCGGTGACTTGCAGATCACCAAATATTGGCAGGGGGTGACTGGCATGGGGTATTCGCTTGCGCCTGCGTTGACCTTTGCGGCGGATGGTGTGGAACTTCGGTGGATCTCGACGGATATCGTCATGGAGCAGGGGGCCATCCTTTGAAGCAGTTGGTGTCCGGTGATTACGTCGGGCAATGGGTCTGCGAGAGGACGGGCGGCATCTGGTCGCCTATCGATGCGTTCGCGCTGGGATGGATGCGGGATGAAAAACTGGTGGCGGGCGTGATCTTCGATCACTACAACCATGTCTCGGTGGCAATGCATGTGGCGGGCGAGGGGAAGTGGTTCGACAAGGACTTCGCCAGGAAATGCTTTGACTACGCTTTTAATGTGCTCAAGGTGCGAAAGATCCTCGGCTTCGTTCCCGAGGGGAACAGGAAGGCACGACGGTTTGACGAGCACATAGGGTTCAAAGAAGAAACGCGAGTTGCTGATGCTACGAGAGATGGCGACTTGATTATTTACAGTATGACCAGACACGATTGCAGGTGGCTCGATGGGCTCTAAATCCACACCTCCGACACCCGACTATGTAGGCGCGGCTCGACAACAGGGTGTTGAGAACGTCAACACCGCGATTGCTAATGCTTGGTTGAACAATCCCAAGCAGGTGACCCCGATGGGGACGAAGGAATACACGCAATATGGCTCGTACTCCCTGCCCTCGGGCGAGTCGGTGCCGATGCTGCAAGCTACAACGAGTCTTACGCCTGAAGGTCAGCAACGGTACGACCAAGAGCAGCGGATTATCGGCAACCTGGGCAATGTGGCTGAAAGTGGCTTGAATCGGGTCGGCGATTCGATGGCGCAGCCGTTCGACTATTCGAGCGTGGACCAAGCACAGAACGCTGCACAAGATGCACTAATGTCTCGTCTAGAGCCGGGATTCCAGCGGGACGAGGACGCAATGCGGCAACGGCTATCGAACCAAGGCTTGAGCAGCGGCACGGAAGCGTATCAGCGTGATGTCGATGCGTTCAATCGCTCGAAGAACGACGCACGGATGCAGGCTGTGTTGCAGGCCAACCAGATCCGGCCGGGGATGATTCAGGAGCAGAGCTACCTGCGGAATATGCCGCTAAACGAACTAAACGCACTGCGGACAGGCTCGCAAGTCACGATGCCGCAGTTTAGCGGGTACACGCCGTCGAACATCAGCCCGGCCCCGTATTTTCAGGGGGTGCAGGCACAGGGGCAGGCGCAGGCGGATGCTTACAACGCACAGCAAGCGTCTAGCAATGCCCTGATGGGTGGGTTGTTTAAGTTAGGCGGTTCGGTGCTTGGGGCAAGTTCTACTCCGTGGTGGCTGGTTTAAGGATTAGATATGGCACAACCTAAAACATTTTCGTTTGATCTCCCTGACGAGTATTCGTCGCAAGCCAGGGAACTACAGCGGCGGCAGCAGTGGACCGATGCAATGAGGCAAGACGCAAATACGCCCATTGAAACAAACAAGATGGCGGGCCGCTATGTCGTCCGCGTGAGCCCCCTGGAAGGGCTTGCGAAAATGTTGCAAATTGGCGTCGCCGGTTCTGAGCAGCGCGATGTTGACCAGAAGACGCAGAAGCTTGCGCAATTAATGCAGACGAACCGGGCGGACACGCTGCAGCGGGCGATGCAGGCCGGTCCAGGCACACCAAGGGTTGCGCCTACTTCGGACGAGGAAGGTGCATTCGGATTGGGGAATGAAGGTGCGCCGGGTGCGCGGGACATTCTCGCGCGATCTAAAGACCCGATGCTGCAGCAGTATGCCGCGCAACTGATGATGAAGGATTTGGAGCCGCAGAAGCCCGTGGCTGTCGGCAAGTCATTGGTTGACCCGAGAACCGGGAAAGTCGTGTTTTCTGAGAAGCCCGATTTCTTCGCGAAGATCAATCCGAAGGACTACACGCCCGAGTCTGTGGCGGTCGCAGAAAAGAGCGGAAGGCAATCAGACCTTGTGCCCGCAAGAAAAATGGAAGTCGGTCCAGGCGGACAAGTGTACGACCCGTATAGAGCGGTTCCTGGGCAGGTATTCAACGATCCCAATAAACCGTTTGGCATTGGCCAGGGCGGCACGGTAGCGCCGAACTTGCCGTTTCAAGGCTACGAGATTGGAAAAGCCAAGGCGGGCGCAACCAATGTTCAAGTCAATACAGAAAAAAACTTGTTTGGCGATATGGCGGGCGCGGTCGGGAAAGACATTGCCGGGCAGTCATCCCAAGCCAGGGCGGCGGTGCAAACAATAAATACCGTGAGTCAGATTCGTGATGCTCTGGCGTCTGGGAAGGTCATTGCTGGACCCGGAACGACTGCTAGGCAGTTCCTGGGCCAGGTCGGTCAGGTGATGGGGATAGCCGGGAAGGATGCGACAGAACAACTCGTCGAGACGCGCAAGGCTGTGCAAGGTCTAGCGCAGTTGGAACTTGATGCCGCACAGCAAATGAAGGGCCAAGGTCAAATTACAGAAGCGGAGCGGGTGATTATCCGCCGCGCTGCATCGGGTGATATCGATAACATGTCTATACCTGAACTCAATTCTTTGATGAGCGTCATGGATAAGACGGCACGCTACAAGATCGGAGCCAATCAACGAAATGTTGAATTGCTAAAAAAACAATCAGGCACTGGCGCGTTGCCGCAGTTTATGGATGTTCCTATGCCAGAAGCGTACAAGCCTCCCGCTAACATCCCGCCGCCACCTCCTGGCTTTCAGCTTCAGGGGCGATAAATGCAGACCGCCGTCAACCCTCAAACCGGCGAAACCGCTGTACTTGTCGGCGACAAATGGCAGAAGGCCGAGCACGTCGCGCAAGACGCTGGCGGGAATAAGGCTTACTTCGTCGGCGGGCAGTGGATGACTGATCAAGGGCAGAGCAATCTCCCTGCGCCAGCGTCGAACAAGCCAACCTTCCGCGAGAAGGTATTGGCGTCTGCGCCATATCAAGCATTGAAAGGGCTGGCTGATCCTGCTGTCGGGTTGGCGCAGTTGTTCGGGCGCGGCGCGGAGGCGGTGACATCTCTGGGCGGTGTGCTGCCGAACCCAGTGAGCGACTATTTCAAGGGTGAAAACGCAGACCTTGATAAGTACATCAAGGGATCTGAAGCAGAGATCCTAGAGGCAAGAAAGAAAGCCCAAGCACCGACGCTTTCAAGTCTCGTGACAGGCCAGCAAAACGACCCTGGGATGTCTGGATGGCGATTTGCCGGGAACGTGGCGAGCCCAATCAATTGGGGCATCGGCAAGCTATTGCCGACTCCCGCAGGGGCAACGACCGCACAAACCGCATGGAACGCTGCGAAAGCAGGCGCTGCGGCGGGTGCAACACAAACCGTTGAAGATACCGATACGGGTTATTGGGGTAAAAAGGGCGTGCAGACCGGCCTAGGATCGGTGACGGCGGCAGGGACAGCGCCGCTTCTAAACAAGGTGACACAGGCGGTCCTTCCAAAACTCAACGCGGTCATTGCCAAGTTTACTGAGGCAGGCGCGGTGCAAGGCGCACGGGCAAGTCTTGAAACGGACCAACTAATAGCGCAGGCATTGAAGGAAGTCGGCCAAAACGCCGAGGACTTGCCTGCGGCTTACATGCAGCAATTACGGGATCAGGTTGTCACGGCGCTCAAAGCCGGGAAACGGCTTGATCCGGCAACGCTGATGCGGGCGGACGACTTCAAAGCGGTTGGCATTTCCCCGACAAAAGGGCAAGTGACACGCGACGCCACGCAATTCGCGCTGGAGCGGAACATACGCGGCACGGAAGCTGGTCGGCCTTTGATGGATCGATTCACCGCGCAGAATCAGAAGCTCGCAGAACTGTTACGGTCGGGCAATCCGCAGGAAGCGTTTCAAGCGGGCGAACTGATTTCGGACACGCTGAAGACCGCCGACAAAGGCATGCGCAACAAAGTGTCTGAGATGTATACCGCTGCGCGGCAGGAAGCTGGGAAGGATGCGAATGTCCCGATGCAACGGCTGGCTCAGGAAGCGGCGCAAGTCGTGGAGGATTTCGGCGACAAGGTTCCGGGGGCAATACGCAGCAAGCTTGCCTCGTTTGGGCTGTTCGGCGGAACGCAGACAAAGAACTTTACCCCGGAGGAAGCCAACCGGCTCATTGAGCAGATCAACTCCCATGTGGGGAGTGATGCGGCAACTAACCGAGCGCTGGACAAGCTGCGGGCTGCGGTCAAGGCTACGATGACCGAGGGCGCGGTGGACGATGTCTTCGCACCGGCCAGAAATTTAGCCGCGAAACGGTTCCAGCTTCAAGACTTGATCCCGGCTCTCGACGACGCGGCTCAAGGTCGCACTGCGCCAGATGATTTCGTGCGGCGATTTGTTGTGCAAGGCAAGGCCAAAGAGGTGCAAGGCATGGTCGAGCTTTTACGGCAGACCAATCCTGAGGCGGCGACAGAGGCGAAGAAACAGGTGGCGGCGGTCCTCGAGCGCGCGGCATTTGGCGAGAACGCGGCCGGCGACAAGCTATTTACGCCAGAGCGGTTTGCGCGTGCGTTGCGAAATCTCGGCACAGACAAACTGAAGGCGTTTTATACCCCACAAGAAATTGAGCAACTAAACAAAATTTCTCGGGTTGGGGCCTACATTAACAGCACGCCGACCGCTGCCCCGGTGAGCACATCGAATTCCAATGTGCCGGTGGTCAATGCGCTGATGAAGGTCACACCAAAGGCCAATATGGCCTCAGCCGTCCTCGCGCCGGTACTCAACTCCGTCAAGAACACGCGAGCCGTCAACGACGCTCTCAGCAATGCCGGCCCCGTCAGTTCCGCCAACATCACGCCCGAGCAGGCCAAGATTCTCGCTCGACTCCTCTCCAGTAGTTCTATCGCTGGAGGCGTTCTTGGTGCGTCGGCGGTCCAGTAGGTCATCTATGAAGCCATACATCACCACGCCTAGAGCAGAAGCGATAGCGCCTAAGAAGGGGTCCATGTAATGTCTCGCAACGGTTCAGGAACCTATAGCCTGCCAGCCGGTAACCCGGTAGTCACCGACACGGCCATCAGCAGCTCGGTGATGAATACCACGCTGTCCGACATCGCCACGGCGCTCACGGGCTCCATAGCGGCAGACGGCCAAACCCCCATTACGGCTAATCTGGCGATGGGGGGATATATCCTAACAGGATTAGGCGCGGGCAGTGGCACCGGGCATTCGATCCGGTACGAGCAAATATTCACGTCGGGCACGGTGAGCCTGCTGGGCGTGCTCAGTGTGCAGGATGGCACGGTTGGCGCGCCGGGCGTCAGGTTCGCCTCATCCAGCACCACGGGCATTTACAGCAGTTCGGACAATACCGTGCGCTTTGCCATTGCCGGCGCGGAGGGTGCCCGGGTTGTTGCCGGTGGCGTCTATGTTACCGGGGGCGGCGTGGCGTTCCCGGCTACGCAAGTCGCCAGCGCCGATCCGAATACCTTGGATGACTACGAAGAAGGCACATGGACGCCCGTGCTCACCTTTGCCACGCCGGGCGATGTCGCCATCGTACTGAGCACGGCAGTCGGCGTGTACCGGAAGATCGGATCACAGGTATTTGTAACCTGCGATGCGGTCACGTCGACATTCACGCACACGACCGCCTCGGGCAATTTCCAGATCACGGGACTACCGTTTACGTCGGCCAATACGGCGGGGCAAACGCATCACGGCGCTTGCTCCATCCAGGGAGTGACCAAGGCGAGTTACACGTCATTCACGGCAGCATTGGCGGCGAATAGCTCAGCGGCGATCCTCGTTGCCAACGGCAGCGGGCAGAACGAAAGTGCTGTCACCGCATCGGATATGCCGACCGGTGGGTCGGTCATTGTCCGATTCAGCCTCGCGTACAACGTCTGATGCGAAACTACATTGTGAACAGCCGATACGGCCAGGCACCGCCCGGCCCGGTGCGCATTAGCAACGGCGGCGCGTGGGTGGCCAACAAGTTTTGGTGCGGTTCCGGTGTGGGTGGCGCCTGTACCGTGACTCGGCAACCGTTCACGGTGGGCCAAACGGATGTCCCTGGAAATCCAGAGTGGTTCATGCGGGCTTGTTGGAGTTCAGCTCCGACCCAAGGGGAGGTCCAATACAAGCCACAGGTCCGGTGGACGTGGTTTGAGCATCATATGTACGGCGCCCGGGAACTGGTCGGCGAGACACTGCATTTCGACGGCTGGTTGCGCGTGGCATCCGGCGATGTCTGGGTGGTGCCGGTGGCGTGGATCAACTACGCCGAGGGAGATTACCAGATCGTCGAGCTTCCCGGCGTGACCGTTACAACGACATGGACGCACCTATCCGGCTCGGCCAATCTGCCGCCTTACCCGCTCGGCAAGGTGCTCGATAGCGGGCATTACGTCGGGATTGGCTATGACTTTGTGTACCAGACGGCGCCCACGATTGACGTGGCGCCGATGCGCGCTTGGACCGATGCGGCCATCGACACCGAGCATTACTGGTTCGACGCTCAACTCTCACTGCAACCATGATGGATCGCGCACAGTTTGATTTGCAGGCACCCATGCAAACGCTCGGCGAAATGACCGGCTACCGCTGGAGCACGGACCCAAAGGGATTGCTGTTTACCCTTGCGCGGTACAAGTTCGTTGCCAAGATGCTTGAGGGCAAGGGCAAGGTGCTGGAGGTCGGGTGCGGAGATGGCTGGCCCTCGAAGATTGTGCAGCAATCGGTCGGGATGCTGGTATGCACGGACGTGCGGCGGGCGGATGTACCTCACTTCCAACAGCATGACATGTTATCGGGGCCGTTCCCGGAGAGATTTGATGCTGCTTACGCATTGGATGTGCTGGAACACGTCCGAGACGAAGATACCTTCCTGGAGAACATTGCCGAGTCGGTCACTGATTACGCGCCGGTCATCATTGGCATGCCGTCGATCGAATCGCAGGCGCACGCGTCCAAGCTCTCAAAAATCGGTCACGTGAATTGCAAGACGAAATCAACCCTTAAAGCGACGCTCTCGAAACACTTCAGGGCGGTGTTCATGTTCGGCATGAATGACGAAGTGGTCCACACCGGCTTTGGTCCCATGTGCCATTACATCATTGGAGTTGGCGTTAAATGAACGACGACAGCACAACCATAGACGCAACGTTGCCCGGTGGGGCGAAAGTCCAGGTGAACAGCAAGCGGATGGCCGAGCTGATTACGATCGGGTTGATCGTGATGACGAGTATCGGGGCGTACGTGCTGTGGCAGCAGGGGAAGGTCTTGGAGCGGCTGGATGCGTCGGTCAGGGACATGGCGAACTCTCAGCGGGAATTGGCGTGCATCATCAGTCTGCCGCAGGAGAAGCGGGAGCAGCAGTACACGATGCAGGATAGCTTCTGCAAGCGCATGGCGAGGATGCAATGAACCGAGACGAACTCAGAAGCCAGCTGGTGCTAGACGAGGGTCTACGTCTCAAGCCTTACCACTGTACTGCGGGACGGTTGACGATCGGCATAGGCCGGAACCTCGACGACAAGGGAATTACCAAGGATGAGGCAATGACTCTCCTTGAAAACGACATACTGGATGTTGAGAAGCAGTTAGACGCCTGGATGCCTTGGTGGCGTGACCTGTCGGACGTTCGACAGCAGGTTATGGCGAACATGTGCTTTAACTTGGGTATGAATCGATTCTCAGCGTTCGTGAATATGCTGGGAGCGCTGCGGTCAGGGAAGTACGACAAGGCCGCAGACGAGATGCTGGACAGTATGTGGGCTACGCAGGTGGGAGAGAGAGCGCAACGCCTAGCCAGGATGATGAGGTCGGGATGACTCCGTGCATCCTTACCTGCTGGCTTAGTTTCCTGTTCGGGATAGGTGCAGGGGTGGTGCTGCTGGCGATTATCTTGGCGATGGTGGATAAGGCGATGAGGCGATGATGCGGCGGCAAGGCGCATGGAGTTGCGCAGTCTCGTTACGGGTTACACGTAACCTCCGTTCTTGGCCAGACTCGCGCCGCACTCATAGGACAACACATGCTTAACCTTGTTCCCCGCCCCTATCTCGTCCTCGCCATAGCCATGTCTATCGGCCTCCTGTGCCTGTCTAGCTACGTGGCCGGGCGTCGTGCTGTCCAAGACAATCTAGACGCTCTGAGACGTTCCTACGAGCTTGCAGCAGCACAATCTCAGGCGGCTAGGAAAGAACGGGAGAGGATGTGGGAACAGGCCATGACACAAGCCGGGAGACTGTACGATGAACGCGCCAAGATCGCTGATAGTAGCTTCGATGCTAACCTTGACCGGCTGCGCAACGCCTACAATTCAAGTGCAAGACTGCGGCTCACCCCCTCAGTTGCCGGAAAGTGTGACAGAACAGGCGAACCGACCGCAGCAGACATTCTCAGAGCGGGGGAAACCCTTGCTGCAATTATTCGAGACGCTGATCGAGCGCAGATAGCTCTCCAAACTTGCGTTCAGGCTTGGCCGCGGTAGTGTAAAGTAAATTAAGGTACGCGGTAGCTAATAGCAAAACTTGATCCGCATCGTATGGCGGATGCTTTAATCCACGCACTGTGGATCGTGCGACTTCTGCTTGCACCTTAATTGAGAAATCTCTAGCGTCCATCACTTCACCTCTGCGCTGCGTTCAGGCTTGGCCGCGTTAGCCTCTGCGCGGATGGCTTCGACGCATTCGTATGTACCAGCCCATTCGTCTCCAGGATCTATAACATTGTCCATGGCATCCCTTCGCAGTCTGGTGAACACGTCAGCGCACACCTCCGCAGCCCTTAGCATCCCCATACGGAATGCCAGCTTTAGCATGTCCTCCCTGGAGCCGTCGCGGGAGAGGAGGAGGACGATTTCGGCGTCGGTGAGCATGGCGGTCACTGGGCGGGCTCAACGGGCTCGTATGTGGCGTCAAACACGTCCGGCTTGCATGGGTAAAATTCCCCCTTGATGCCTTTAATAAGCCAGTCGCCAAGATCGAAGTTGACCCATGTATCGTGCAGTTCGTCGAGCACTTGCCATTGCGGCTTGCTGCGCCCGGTTGGCGACAGTAAGCGGCGAATCTTGGCGCCCGGAGGGAACTCCCTGCCTTCGGTCGCATGCCATGCTTCGATTTCAACGGGCTTCTTCCTATATCGCTGGGCGTCCGCAACCATCCTTGTCGCTCCTATGTGTCAAGGTGTAACCAGATTCCGTACAGAATTGTCTAACGTGTTGCCAGTGTGCGGAAAACTATCCGCATGGGGTGCAGGTGGTCGGAGGTTCAAATCCTCTCGCCGCGCTCCAGGTCGCTCACGTCGCCACCCTCCACCGTTCGTACTGAGGCAGCAGCGCATTGAAGGTAGCGCGGTCACGGTGCGCCTCGACTCTGCCGGGGCCTTCTTCCCACGACAGCAGTTCGTCGCCCATTGGGTCGATTACCTCGCCGTCCTTCTCGACCCACCAATGGCCGCGTCGGCATGACCCGCCGTACCACGTCAATTCACCGGCAACAACCTCGCCTCCAATGGCTCTCTGAATCTCGTCGGCGATAAGCAGGCAACATCCTTGCAGGTTACTGCCGTAGTGGTCGCGGTACTTTGCGAATATCCGCTCGCGCTCGCTCACGTCGCCACCTTGCGCCATTCTCTGCAATCGAGCGTCCAGCACGCTTGTTCCCCTTGGCTCTGCCATTGCTGGCGGCGGTAATGGCGCGTCCACACTTTCCAGACGGCAACCTCTTTGCCAAGCCACAGCAACGTCAATCGCGCCTCGTTCCAGTAATCGTCGTCGCCCTCGCGGCCTTCAATCGTGTCGCCAACTTTGATGCCCATCTTGCGACATTGCGCGGCAGTGCTCACGTTGTCGCGTAGACTAATGGTCAGGCGCTCGCTCACGTCGCATCCCCGAGCAGAGATCGGGCCTTGGCAATAGCAGCACATAGGTGCTCGTCGCGTCCTGCTGTGCCTCCGCTCGTCTCGGCAGAAAATGCCAACTCCCGCAGCGCCTCCCGCAGCGCATCGCGTTCGG